GGTCAGGTAAAAGTAATGTTTATTTCATTCCTTTTCTTGAGTCTAAACAGGCTGATTTGACCGCTTTGTTAGATACCAAAATGACCGCTGTAAACGACCAAAATGACCTGTTAACTAGTAGCCAAATTGACCCCCTATTAAATAAAGGATTAAATAAATTAGATAAGAAGCAAAAGTTGGTTTTTAGTTCTGTTCCTGGTAGTGAGTTTTGGGATGTTATTGCTGAGCGTAGGCCTGACTTGTCGTTTGTTGAGCGTAAGGAGTTTTTGGAGTTTTTTGAGAACTCAAAAGATGGCCGGTGGTGGATTGATAATGCTCATACCGATAGCAGGCTTGTTGATGCTTGTTTGGCATGCTTTCCGAGCGCTAAGGGGGAAATAAGTGAACATTGATTTTGAAGAGCTTGTTATTGGGACTATTCTCAACTCGCATGGGGCTGTTTTGGATCATGTGAATCTTGATGCTGCTGATTTTGATGCTCCTTGGTTTGCTGAAGCGTATTCAGTGATTAGAGAACTTGAGTCTGCTAATAAAGTCATAGATGTTTTTTCTGTTTGCGCGAAACTGAATCCTGAAGCTCGTAGAAGGGTTGCGACTAGCCTTGATTTTGGTGTTGCTCCTTCGCATGTTTCTTATTATGTGTCTCGTGTTGTTGAAGAGAGTGTTGACCGCCAGTTGCGGTTGTTGGCGTTGGAGATGCAGGCTGATGGCGATGTTTCGGCTCGTATCGAGCAGGTGAAGTCAAGGCTTGACAAGCTAAAGTTTGTTGAAGCGTTTGAGTTGCCTGATTTGCGGTTTGATTTGCAGATGATGCTTCGGGACATTAGGAATCCTAAGAAAACTTTGCCAACTTGCTTTCCTAGGCTGAATGACTTGATTGTAGGACTTAAACAGCAGGGACTTTATGTGTTTGGTGCGCGCCCTGGTGTTGGTAAAACTGTTGTAGGCCTTCAACTTGCTTGGGAACTTGCGAGAACTGATGAAGTGCTTTTCTTTAGCCTCGAAATGGATAAGAGCAGTTTGCTCAATCGTGCTGTCTCAGGTGAACTTGACATTCCGCTATCTGACATTGAGCGCAATAGTCTCTCTAATGCTCAGTTGTTGAAGATTGATGCTTTGATTTCTTCTGCTAGAAATAAGTTGATTATTAGTGATCGTGGCGGGCAGACTGTTGCTCAGTTGCGGGCTTACGCTTTGGCGGTTATGCAGAAGCAACCTGTCAAACTAATCGTGGTCGACTATCTTCAGCTTGTTACTGCTGCTAATCCTAGAGCGCCTAAGTATGAGCAGATTTCGCAGATTTCCATTGACCTGAAGAACTTAGCCAAGGAATTAGGTATTCCTATTGTTGCGCTTGCTCAGCTCAACCGCAGAGTAGATAACAAGCCCGATGATAAACCTAACGCTAGTGATCTAAGAGATTCTGGCCAGATTGAGCAGGATGCTGATGTTATCGTTATGCTCTCGCGTAAGCAGTCTGATGTTGATAAGGGCAGAGATGCCGATTTAGAGAAGAATCAAGATTGGAATAGTGGGCTGATGGGTATGAAGAGCCTGATTACTTTTGATGTAGTTAAGAATCGCCACGGAGCCACAGGAGTGTTCGATCAGGTGTTTGATGGGGCTTATTCGAGAGTGAAGGAATTACACTAGGAAGCGTGGAAGAGAATCAGGTTGCTTGTCGTAGGTGTGGTTTTGTTTGGGCTGTTGCAGCCGACAAAAGGGGTCGCAAGGATCTTCTTTGTATTTCCTGCCGAGCTAAGCCGCAGAAAACTATCCAATACGGCAATCTGCGCTGTACTCCACACTTAGGCGATTTGGATGCAAAACTTCGGCCTATTGATGAGCAAGGCAAGCTCTATCTCCCTGGGGAGAGAAGCTGTAATCATTCTGATTGTGTAAACCCTAAGCATGTCGTACCTAACAACTAAACTTCTAAAAGCAACAAATAAACATTCATAGAAAAGGAAACTTATGGCTCAGGTCAAGGTAACAGGAAAAGTAAATAAAGTATTCGGGGCAAGCAATCAAGGGCTATCTCTAGTTGAGAGCTACAAGAGCGCTACCGGTGAAGATTACACTCGCACTTGGACAGTTTGGTTTGCTGTCTCACACAATCTGGCTGTTGATACTGAAGTTACTGTTACAGGTCAACTGTCAGCGAAGATTGAAGATTTTGAAGATAAGACTGGCAAGCCTGGTCGCAAGGTGAAGCTTGATGTGAACAACGCTGTTGTTGCTCCTGCTCCTAAGCCTGCTGTTCCTGCTGATCTACCGTTCTAAATGCAACCTTGGGTTATAGGTTTCTTCTTGGGTAGCCTATTACTCACAAACAGTCTGTTTACAGTTCAACCCTTATCAGCCATAAACGCGTTGATAGGGGTTTTTCTGTATGCGGTTATTTTGGTGAATTATTATGGCAAGAGATAGTTTCAGTTTTACTGTTTTCGGGTTTGAGCCTAGACCGCAAGGCTCTAAGAAGTATGTTGGGACTAGAAGAACTGCTGCGGGCAACAACATCCCCTTGATTATTGAAGCTTCTCCTGGCTTACCGGTTTGGCGTAAAGCTGTTGCTGATGCAGTCAAGCAGGCCATGCAGGATTCTGGTGATCTAAGCAAGTTTGAAGGCGCAGTAAAGGTTGAAGCAGTGTTTTATTTGACTCGTAAGAAGTCTGTAACTAGAGCAATGCCTACTGTTCCCCCTGATGTGGATAAGTTATCTAGGTCATTACTAGATGCTTGTAAAGGGGTTTGGGGGGATGATAGTCAGGTTGTAAGGCTTGAAGTGTCTAAGAAGTATGCTACTGGTGAGCCTGGGGTCGCAGTTACCATCTCTAATTACCCCTAAATTGTTTATCAAACTGTAATCTAAAAACTTGTCCTAAATGCTTTGCTTGCGCTACTTCTTGCGCCTATACTTGAGTTATCAGGCAAAAACGCTTGATACGGACAAAGAAGGACAAACAAATGAACGCAGATACAAGATTGATTGCAGCAAAGCTAAACATCACTTTGGAAGAAGCATGGAAGATTCAGGACTTTATTGATCGTGAAGCCCTAATTGACTGGTCAGAAGATTCACACGCAAAGATTATCAGAATCGCTAAGTCAGTTGTAAAGAGCGACTACGCAAAGATTATGGGTGCATAATGCGTAGCCCTGAAGAGTTATTTCTTGATGCAGTCAACGCTTATAAGGCTTGGGTTGCTTGCGGTAAAGATTTTGTCAATCATGCTCACTTATTTGATGTTTGGGATGATGCTGTTACCGCTTATGGTCAAGCAGTATTCCTTGAGCGTAATCGTGCAGTTCATCAGGTACTTCAAGGCTTGGAGCTAATCAAATGAGAAGGCATATAACTAACTCGATTATTCTGTTCTTTGCTCTCTGGGGTTTCACTCAGTTCATAATCTGGAGCAACACTGTTATCCCTGAATTGATTAGGCAATAATGGGCAGAAGATCTAAAGGCAGAAACAGTGTCTATCTCAAACTCAAGCTGCAACTTCTAGGCGCATTGAGTTACTGGTTGGCTGGGGCGTTGGGCAGGGTTGATAAAGAATACTCTGCAACTTTTGTTGAGAGACATGGGCATAAAAGACTTAGTGAGCTGATGGCTGAAGAAGCCGAGTATTGGAAGGACAAATATCGTGCCGACAAATAATGCTGAACATGTACGCGAGTTCTATCGCAAACAAGGCGAAGAGCGAGAGCGTATCAGGCTAATTGAACTGCTGAAAGAGCAGAAGGTTATCCGCAACTGCGGTGCTACCGGCAAGCTTGTTTTCGTGAATTGCAACACTCTAGAAGTTCTTTACTTGAAAGATGATCTACTGAATGAGTTGGCTAATGAATAACAGGGTGTTTATGCTGCTTATCGCAATCGCCTTAGTAATGCTAGGCCTGTTGAGCCTAAGATTTAGTTCTTCTGCCTGCCCTGAGTTGCGTACCCTTGATGATTTTGAAAACAATAAAACAACTGTCTGCGAAAGGACAAACAATGAGTAACCCTGAAACAAAAGAGCAATTAGTTAGCAATACTGCCG